AGTTTGTGGATGTAGTCAAGCAGCTGCAGATCATCCCAACCCTTGCCACGCGCTAATGACTTAAGAAACCCAATCTGCTTAGGTGTAGCGCTGCCGTGTGTATCTGGTTTAGCCGGCGCACTGTTGATGCGGTTGACCTTTTCCATTTCGGTTACTGATGCGCGCTCGCCTGTGTGCCCTATGCGGCTGTTACTGATTGCACGGCCGATCGCGCTGGTTTCGCAGTTTTCCAAGAAACTGGTTTTGTTTACGGGGCTGTTGCCAAAGACTTCTTCGGCGTAGCCTGTGGCGATGAGTCGATCATCGTTGTTGTAGCACTCTGCGCGCATAATGATCGTTGAGCCGTCATAATGGTGGATTGACGTAATGATGCGGCCGTCTGGGTATTCTGCCCACCAGCGCACTAAGCGTTGTGCAACAGTTTCGTACAGGGTTAAGTCAAAGTGTGCCATCAGCAAGCCACCCAAACAATTGCGTTACGGCCGTACCGTGTTTTACGGCGTGTGCCGCTGTCAACAATGTACGCATCTCGATGCAAGCCGTTTATGCGCGCTGACACAGACTGTGCAGGTAGGTTAAACAACAAACTTAATTCATCTGCGGTCATGCCTCTTGGCACTAATGTGTCAGACAATTTAATCCAATTGTAAATCATCTCGCGTTGTTTGCCAGCGTGCGGTTTAGCTGCTTCGCCTGCTTCGCGTGACGTATCAGGTGCGTTGTGTGCAATTGCTACAGATGGATGATTAAGCGCAACTTGTGTGCGTTCTCCAGCCAATCCCAGTGTGGTTGTAAACATTTCTAGTTGATCACTCATGTCGGGTTCTTTCTGTTAGTCGGGAATATTGGTTTGACCTTACTACACGCTTTGAGGCTGGGGTGTAACCACATTACTTTTTCTGGGTTGTGCCGGTATCGAGTGCCGTGCATTGTTAGACCGCACGCTTTACAAGGCGCGTATAACATTTATTGCCGCCTTTAGCACGCTGGCATTAAATCTGTTTTGCTCACCGCCAATTGTCATGTGCGCGTCATACATCATCACTAATTCGTCTAACAAAATGCTGTGATCTGGTACTTGGCTTTGTACGTGCGCTGGTCTAACTATTTCGTCAATCAGGTTGGTGTAAACCTTGCCCAATTTGTCGCTGTAGGTGTCGGGGTACATTGTTTTTCTCGTTTCTTGGCTGATGCCACTATCGGGATATGGTATTTCACTCACTTGGTAAGTTCCATGCTTGCCAGCCAACTTTATGCCATAGGTGTAGCGCGGCTTTGATGTTGACATCAGGGTAAAACAGGTCATCAAGTTTGATAATGATGCCAGCCTCGATCAGCCACAATTTGTGAGCGCCATTGACTTGAAATAATCCACGTGAGCCACCATTGCGGTCTTTGCCGTTGAACGCCAGAGGGTTACACGCGCTCTCCCGTTGCAAAACTCGCAAAATGGTTGGTGACTCACTGATTGGCCAGCCAGCAAGTATGGCATCGTTCAGGTATTCCATGCAGCCTTTAGGTGCAGCTGTGGTTGTGGTCGTAGCCAGCACTGTTGTGGTGGGCACAATGCTGGTTAATGTGATGGTTACTTGCCCACTGGTCACTGGTTGGTTGTCAGACGGCTTACTAGCGTCCCAGAGCAGGGTAAACGCCGCTAAGCCACTAATGAACCATGCACCTATTTTGATCGTTAAATAGCTCATTTTTTCTCCAATTGGTAAGGCGTTCCCCATGAGTCACCAACAGCACTCTTAAACGCAATTTGCGCGTGTAGCACTTTGTCTGTTTCAGGGTCACGGAATATCTGCACCAAGACCATTTGCTCTGTGTCTAGGTGCGTGGTGTAAACCTCATAAACGTATGTTTTTGCGTCTGCCATTGCATCTCCTATCGCCGGTACTACGACCATAGGGCATCAGTGTGGCAATTCGGTGAATACCCTCTTAAACGCTTGCTGTATAAGGCTTGTAGGTTGCTTGACAAAGGCTGGTGAGACTTCCACGTGCAGCCAATCGCCACCCGGTGCGCCTGCAATCTCTGGCTTGCTGTAAGACTTCCAAGCCTGTCGGTCACAGCGCCAGCCTCTGCCAAAAGCCTTGGGAAAATAGTCAAGCACTTGTTCAACACCTAATTCGTTTGCGTTTGCTAACACGATGTTGATGAACGCAATAGCGCCTTTACGGTTGGCTGTTGAGTGTTTCTCTGACGGCCTGTAAGACAAGTCAACTGCTCGACCAGTGGCGTGAACCGATAGTTGATCGTCTTTGCCGTGCATCTGTCTTATTCCCCAACTGCCGTTATTCCAAATTGCGCCGCCACCGTAAAGCACTGCGCATCGTATCCATTCGTCCATGCCGGGCAGTGGGCCTGCAGCTGCGCCGTCAGTGTTGCCCGTGTATGGCCGTGAGCCGATCACTTTAGGGTTTGCTGCTACAAGGCTCATGGTGTTGTTATTGGCTCTGCAGGTTTGCGCTTAAGACCGTTAGCGGCAACAAGACCAGACAACGTGCCAGTCATAAACACTGTAAGTGTCGAGAGCAAGTCAATAAATTGTGCGTCATTAGGTGACTGCTCAAGCGGCTGGGTTACAAACAACAAGCCATAAACAAAGCCAATAACGGTAAGTGCAAACGTCACTGCAATTGTGCAACCAACAAACACAATCATGCGTGCATGTAAGTGTTCTATTTCTGCTTTTTCCTTAGCCATTAGAAACCCTTTCGCATTGAACCATTGTGTTACATCGAGTTAGCACACTGTTGCGTACTTTTAGCGGCGCGTTAGTTCGTGTTGTTTCGCACGCGGTCAGGGCAAGTGCAAGCATGACGCTAATCCGCAAAAGGCGCAAACTCATTAGATGGCTCTGGTAGTGCAGCAATTTCGTCTGCTGTTAGTTCGCGAACAATTGTTTCGCCTGTAATGGCATCGTGAAATGTACCAATTAAAGGTTGAGACATATTTAAGCCTTTCGGTATCCGTAAACGGTAATAGTACCTGTGCAAGAACCGCCGACTTGCCAAGAAAAACCATCATAAGAAGTTGTGTTAGACAGATAGCCTCCCACCATTATTAAAAATCGACTGTCTGGCGTATAACTTCCTTGCGTTGTTGATGTTAGACCAGTGTATTTAGTAGCAAAAGGATTATAAAACTCTAATATGTCCATGCCTGCTGCGCCTGAAGAGTGTGCGCCAACACGAAAACTTGACGTACCTGTGCTGCCTTGACTGCTAACCGAGCCGGGCAAAAAATCTGCACCTGAGTAAAGATATGCAGTACCGCCCGTATTTGTTGCGCCAGTTCGCATTTGCACGACTGGCACAACATTGCCTGTAATAGTTGCAACCTCGACTAACACACGATAATTGTCATAGGTTGCTGTAAAACAATTGTTTACATTTATTGTCGTACCACTAAATGTAGTGCTAGTAACATATACCAGACCGCTGTTAGCCAAATAGGTGTTGGTATCAGCTGCGGTCAGGACGCTGCCTGCTGTAAATGTTTTAACGGCCATAGTGTTTTTATCCTAACGCAATAGGCAAATAAGAAATGTGATCTATCAAGGTATGCCTAACCTGTTTTCGTCAAGCACACCATAAACCGATGAGTCTAAAATAAACTCTGCATAAACAGACATTTGGCTTAAATACAAAGTAAACGTGGTTTGGTCGGGTGCAGCAGAATAGCCAATCCCTTCGATGGCACAAATCTCTGTTGTTGTGACCGCAGCACCCGGCACTACATATTCAAGATAAATAATCGGTGCGGAACTGTAATTACTGAACATGGAATTTATGCCGTTGTTTTCTTGCATGACATCTGTAAATGTCACCTCGTAACGCAAGTCGTTAGGTTCAGATGTGGCATTTGCCAACCATTGCGCCCTAGCCAAAGCATCAGCATTACTGTTATTTGCGGTGCTAACACTGTAAAACCGTGCGCCGTAAGCGGTAACGCTGGTTGCGTTTGTCGCTGTTTGGTCAGATGCCACAGGTGGGTCAACGGTAACTGTGTTAATAAAGTTTTGTCCAGCAGATATGCGCCGAAAGTTTTGATAAAGCACATATAAATCGCCTGTTGACGCACCTTTAATTGGTTTTAATGTAACTGCGTTTGTTACTGGTGAACCAGTTTGTTCGGCAATTCGCAACGACAAATTGTCTGCAGATTGGTATAACTGTGCGGTTGTAAATTCAGTTTTTAAGTTTGTGTTTATTCGTGCTGCCAATGTCCCGGTATAGGTGGCAGCAGCAGCCGTCGCAAATCCAGTCGAACTAATCCACCCCATATCTGCTGGCAAAGCACCAGACGCAACAGTGAATTGGTTGACCATTTGGGATAAACAATTTTCTGCTGTCAATGTAAAATTCGTTACTTGGACACGGCCTGCGCGTGTCATCCAATCATCAAGAATTATGGTTGCTGTGCTATCGGTGTTAGTGCCGCTTGATGTGTTTGTGCCTTGTGCATCGTTAAATTGGACTTCTGAAACCCAAAAGTTTTGTGCGTCAAGACCTGTGCCGTTGTCTAATTGAAATTCTTGACCAATTGGCCAATCTGCTATTTGGTTGTTGTTGTTGGAAATTGTTACAACAAGTTGTTGACCAGAATAATCATCTAAATAGTTTTGTTTGCCTCGAAATCGTGTAAACGACCTGACTTGGCTGCTTTTATCTACAGCAGATGGCAATGATCTAAATGCCCAAGGTATTCGAGCGGCCATTACATTGCCCGCGTGTTGAGTGGAACAGGGCCGTTACTGCGCACATAGCGTTGCAAAGCCAACACAATCTGGTTGGGGTCACCACCGTTGACGTTGATGTTTATGGTGTTGCCCATACCGCCGCCAGCGTTATTGCCGCTTAGTGGAATTACGGCTTCTGGGCCGCGCTCGCCAATCATGGCCAATGTTGGACTAGTAACAATTCCGCCATTTGCAAGATATGGAATATCTGGCACGTCAAAGCCTTTGCCACCTAAAACTGGCACCCAAGATGGAAATGAAAACGATAATTTGCCAATGGTGTTATTCCATAATGTTGCAATTCCGTTAAAAATGCTTTTGTAAATACCTAGCACGGTATTGAAATAGTTTTTAAGTGTGTCAAACGCAAATTTTGTGCCTGTAACTATTCCATCTATGACGGTGTCAACAACTTTACGCACTACATCAAATTTAAAATACAAAGCGACAAGCGCAGCAATCACTAAGCCGATGCCTAAAGTTGCAAACCCAACCATTGCCAATTGAGCGGCAGTAAGACTCAACGCAAACACAGTGTTAACCAATGTGGCAATTCCTACCGCAGTGTTAAACACCAAAACCGCAGCTGACACTGCCCCAATTACACCTGCAATAATCAACAAAGTTTTTGTGTTTTCTTGCGCCCAAGCACCTAATTTTAAAAGCACTGGCAATGCGGCTTCGACAATTGGTATTAAGGCAGCCCCTATTGACTCTTTTGTTTCCGCTAATGCTATGCCTAAACGTTTCATACCGCCGTCAGCGGTTGCGGCAGCTGCGTCTGATGCTCCACCAAATGACCCACCTAAAACCGCTATCACCTCATCAAGCGATGCGCCATCTTTAATCATGGCTTTTATCTCTGGTGACAGCGCTTGCAAGCCTTTCATATTGCCGCCATACGCTTTAGCTAAGGCATCAGAAACTTCCGCCAATGACTTGCCTGACCCTGCAGAAATATCTTGAGCCAATCCCAACGCGTCAGTAGCTGTAGCAATATCTTTAGTGCCACGTACAAGGGTTGCCAGTGCTGGGCGCAAATCAGAATCTGCAACACCTGACGCAAGACTCATTTTGCTAATCATTTTTTCGGATGCTTTTACTTGTGCGTCAGTTGCGCCAGTAACATTTTTAAGGGCTAACGCAAGTTGTACCTGTTCGGCTTCATCATCCATTGCGGCTTTAGTAGCACCGAACAATGCAACACCAATACCAGCAATCGCGGCAGCTGCAGGTAGGGCTGCCTTTTTTAGTGCAAACGACGTTTTAGCGCCAGCGCCCTCTAATTGTTGAAATTGTTTAATTGCTTTGTCAACGGCTTTGCCATCGTACTCTGCCACAATTGGAATAGATAAGCCCATTAGCGCAATCCGCCTTGTATCTCTGTTTGAGTTTTCTCAATCATCGCCACCATTGCCTGCTCTATTCCGCGCCGCGCTTTATAAACGGCAGGGCCAATAAGACGTGTACGACCTGCACCAACAAAACCAAGTTGATTGCCAAGTTTGTTTGCGTTGGCTCGACCAGCGGTCTCAAAGATTGCTGCCGCAGGGTCTTTTTGCTCAATCAAAATTACGCCAACAGCGTTACGCCGGCTGTCAAATTTAACTTGAACACCTTTTGTGGCTTTATCAACTTTAAATGGGAACAGTTGACGGCCTCGACTAGCCCAACCGTATTGCATACCAGATAACGGCACTTGTGTATAAACGGCTTTAGCCGCAACAACGGCTGGTTGTGCAATAGATATTGCATCGGCTTTAAATTCTTTTTGCAACGATGGGTCAATAGCACGCAAAGCGTTGATGGTGTCTTTAACTCCTGCTACTTGAATTGTTGCTGATGCCGACATTGTTACCGCTTCCGTTGCTCGTTTATAACTGTAATCACTGTGAGCAAGTCGCGTGCGCCAAACACTATTTGTTGTTCAGGCCAAAAACCTGTTGCGGCACAAACTTCGGCTAGTTGCCGTCGATAAGTGCCGCGTCCGTAGGGTTTGGGTTTGTCATGTCCGCTTCTGGCAGAATACTCATTTCTGGGTTTTCTTCAAGCCATTTCATGTAATCATCAGGCAATTTCTCGCCTTTGACCTTTAGC